AGGTAATAAAATAGTAGCCATGGATTTAACAACCGCAGAAGTATATGTTGCTGCAGCTTTATCTGATGATAAAAACCTACAACAAGTATTCAGAAGTGGAGGTAACTTCCATAGTTCTATTGCTAAGTTAGTATTTAGATTACCTTGTGATGTAGCAGATGTTGGAGATAGATACAGTTTAGAAAGACAGGCGGCTAAAGCGGTTACTTTTGGTATTATGTATGGGGCTGGAGCACATAAAATATCTCAACAAGTATCTAAAGATGCTGGTTCTTATTTTTCTGTAAGTGAAGCACAAGAAGTTATTAATGATTATTTTCATCAGTTCCAAGGCTTAAAGAAATGGTTAGAACATTGTAAAGTTTTTATTGAAGCAAATGCATTTATATATTCTACCTTTGGTAGAAAGAGAAGATTAGAAAATGTAAGATCTTCTGATAAAGGTATTGCTAGCCATGAAGTAAGATCAGGTATTAACTTCTTAGTACAATCTGTAGCTAGTGATATAAATTTAGCGGGTGCAATAGATATGCAAAATCATATTAAAGAACATAGTTTAAAAGCTAGAATATTTGCTTTAGTACATGATTCTGTTTTAGCAGAAGTTCCAGAAAATGAAGTGGATCAATATTGTAAAAAACTAAAAACATTTATGCAATTTAATAGAGGAGTTTATATTGAAGGATGCCCTGTAGGGTGTGACTTTGAAGTAGCGGAAGATTACTCAAATGGAAAGTTTGAGAAGCAATATGGAAACTTATTAATATGAATGAAGTAGAAGTAAAACACAATGTATATACTGCAACATGGTGGATTAAATGGGTTAGTAGTATTATAATATTAATGGCTATGATAATTCGTGCTTCACAGCTGAGTCCTTTTTACGATAATGTATTATCACTTCTAGGTTGTATAGGATGGTTAATAGTAGGTATGAGATGGAGAGATAGAGCAATTATGATATTAAATACTGCAGCAGTTATAATATTATCTTTGGGAATTATAAACACGTTAGTGGGAATCATATAACAAATTAAGGGAATTTATGAATAAGATGGCACAGATAGTAATATTTCTACTTTTATTTATAGTAGTACAAATATTATGGTATGAGAACCTACTATGAAGTATTTTATGAAATGGATGAGAAATAATCCAGTATGGGTTGTTTATATTTTCTTTGTTAGTATAATTTTAATTAAGACAATTTTTATAAACAATAGGGAGCTATGAAGTATTCTATGGAAAAACTATATCATTTCACTTGTGATAAGTGTGGTATGTGGTGGAGCGTTGCTTCTACTAATATGGTTTTATATAATAAGATATGGTTTTGTACTTGGTGTGCACATGAACATAAGCCCCCTCATAAAAATCAAAGAGTATGAAAATTGAAGAAATAGTATTCCCTATATATGTTATAGGTACAGAAGAAATAATAGAAGAAGATGGGGTTCTTTTTGCAGACAATAAAGTTGTAGACGATAAAAACATGAGTGGAGATACATTAGGTATACGAAGATTACAAACAAGTTTACCTAATTTATACCCATTAAAATATATGTTGGAAGCTATACCTAACTTAATGAGACATAGAGGATATAATTATATTGATAATAAAGGAAGACTATTTAGCTATACAAAGAGTAAGTTTTTTCAAATGAAATACCATAAGATAGTAGCAGTAGATAAAAAAGATTCAGCCTCATTATTGTGGCTAGAAAATATTAACTTTCCAATAGACGTACCCAGACCACCCGCTATAGATTATAGATGGGCTGCGGTGATTTATAAAGATAATCTACCTTGGTTTTTTTATGAGTATTCAACGGAACAAAAAAAGGACACAAAAAGAAAGATATGAGCATGACAGCAACAATAATGACAGCTTTAGCAATAAAACATTACCTAGCCGATTATATATTTAATCCTGCTTTTCAACCTACAGATAAACATATTTATGGTTCTAAAGGAAGTCTTGGTCATTTAGGTATGCATATGTTTTGGTGTATTATAGCATTAGTATGGTTTCTACCTATAAAAGTAGTAATTCTAGCAACTTTATTTGATGGGTTTATACACTATCATGAAGACTATTTTAAAACTAGGTTTCTGCATAAGAGAAAAGGGCTTTCGGACAAAATTAGAAGAGCTATTACAGGAGCAGATCAATTGATACATATTTTAACATATGTTGTGATTGTAGCGTGGGTAACATGAAAGCTGTTTTAAGTAATAGAATCTACTTAACTGTAGATAAACAATTAGAATCTATAATTGATAAACAATTAACATATAAAATACCTTCTTATAATCCGTTAGACCCACCTCAGGTAATTAAAAATATGGGATTTGTAAGAACAGGTTTAGTAACTATGCCTATTGGTAGATTAGATTTGATTCCTTCAAATTATGAAATAGTAGATAAACGATTAAAAATTCCTGTAGAATTCCCACCTTTTAAATTAAATCTAAGAGACAGTCAGGAAGCGGTATTTAATGAAGTAGAAGATAATTGTATAATAAATGCGTGGGTAAGTTGGGGAAAAACTTTTACAGCTTTAGCTATTGCAGCAAAACTAGGACAGAAAACATTAGTTGTAGTACATACTTTAGCTTTAAGAACCCAGTGGGAAAGAGAAGTAGAAAAAGTATTTGGGATTAAAGCAGGGATTATAGGTAGTGGAAAATTCAATATTGATAGTCCTATTGTAATAGGAAATGTACAGTCCTTATATCGTAAAGTTCCAGATATAATGAATAAATTTGGAACTATAATACTTGATGAAATGCATCATGTTAGTAGCCCAACATTTGCAAGAGTAGTAGATAAAACAATAGCGAGATATAAGATAGGGCTATCAGGAACAATAGAAAGAAAAGATGGAAAGCATGTAGTATTTAGAGATTACTTTGGGCAAAAAATATTCACGCCACCAAAAGAGAATTATATGACTCCTAGTATAGATGTAATACATTCAGAAATTAGATTTATGGACGGAGCAAGCATTCCTTGGGCTAGAAAAATTAATCAACTAGCATGGAATGAAGAATACAGACACTCAGTAGCAATGATAGCAAGTGCTTATGCTGCTAGAGGTCATAAAGTTTTAGTAGTAGCAGATCGAGTTGAACTACTAAAGAAATGTGCTGAACTCAGTGGAGACAGAGCACTGGTTATTACAGGAGAAGTTCCTCATACAGAAAGACCAAAAATGATGAAAAGGATTGATATTGATAAAGATATACTTTATGGAACTCAGTCTATTTTCTCAGAAGGTATTTCACTTAACTCTTTAAGTTGTTTATTATTAGCAACACCTGTTAATAATGATCCCTTATTAACACAGTTAATAGGTAGAGTTATTAGGGAACAAGAAGGGAAAAAGAATCCTGTAATAGTCGATATTAATTTACTCGGTAAAACGGCACGTAGACAAGCTAACAATAGGTTAGGATACTATATGAAACAGGGATATGTTATTAAACACCTTTAAAAATTTAGTTCTTGACAGGGTGTCATTTTTTTGGTATAATATATGATACAATATAATTGGAAAAAGATAAGAGAAGCAACCAATGGAATCTCTACGGAGGTTATATTAGTAATACACACGCTTACTTACAATCTGACTCCCAAAAACTATCGTGATCCATTATATAAATATTGGAAAAAAGACTGGTTAGGTTTTAGTTTTCTGGTACACCCAGAGGCTATATTTGAACATAGACCAGAATACTCCGAACAAGAGTGGGTAGACTATATAGCTATAGCTAGTTATAGAAACTTGAACACTTTTAAACAAAACGGAGATACAACACTAGACCTCAAGCACTCACCAGTGGGCGAGGACATTATTAACAACAACAGGCTACTGAAGGTCGAAAATAATAAAATAAGATTTCGATACGAAGAAGTCACTTAACGGAGAAAACTCATGGCTATAAAATTTGGTCAATTAGAAGGTAAAGCGAAAAAATCAAGTATTAATCAATTTACCTACAGAGATGGAGATAACGTAGTAAGAATGGTAGGAGATATCCTTCCTAGATACGTTTATTGGATTAAAGGCGAAAACGCTAAAAATATACCTATGGAATGTTTATCATTCAATAGAAACACCGAAACTTTTGATAATAAAGAAAAAGATTGGGTGAGAGCTTACAACCCCGAAATGAAATGTGGTTGGTCATATGCAATTCAATGCATTGATCCAAACGATGGACAAGTAAAAGTTCTAAATCTAAAGAAAAAATTGCTAGAACAAATAATGATAGCAGCCGAAGATTTAGGCGATCCTACTGATCCAGTTGAAGGTTGGGATATTTATTTCAAAAGGGTTAAAACTGGACCTATGGCATTTAATGTCGAATATCAGTTACAGGTTTTAAAATGTAATAAAAGAGCTTTATCAGAAGATGAAATGGCTTCTATTGCAGAAATAAAATCTATGGACGAAGTTCTACCAAGACCTAGTCCTGAAGCACAAAAAGAACTCTTGGATCGAATTCGATCACACGGGAACGAAACGCCTGCAGAGGTGACTAAGGAATTTACTGCCGAAGGTACTAAGAACCCGTGGTAGACAAAATCCTTTTCACAGCAGATTGGCACTTAAAACTGGGGCAGAAAAATGTCCCAGTTATTTGGGCTAAGAACAGGTTTAATTTGTTTATAGAACAAATAAAAGAGTTAGAAAACGAAGCAGATTTACATATTATTGGTGGTGACCTATTTGATAGAATACCATCAATGGAAGAATTAGAATTATACTTTAAATTTATAAGTAATGTTGGCATTAAGACATTAATATTTGATGGCAACCATGAGGCTACAAGAAAGGGAAAGACATTTTTTACTCAGTTAAAGAGTGCAACTACTAGACTAAACCCCTTAGTAGAAATCGTTGACGATATCTATAAAGGAGATCAATTTGGTATCCTCCCCTACTGTGAGTTACATAGGAAGTGGCACATTACACAATTTAATACTAGGCAACCGCTATTTACTCATGTTAGAGGAGCGATACCTCCACATGTAAACCCAGAAGTTGATTTGAAGAGGTTCGCACCTTTTCCAGTTGTCTTCGCGGGAGATTTACATAGCCATTCTAATACCCAGCTCAATATTGTATACCCAGGTAGCCCTATGGCTACACAGTTTCATAGAACTAAAATACAAACTGGATATTTATTGATCGACACAGCAACGTGGAATTGGAGGTGGAATGCCTTCAAATTGCCACAACTACTGAGAAGAACAATAACAAGTACTGATGAGATGATCCCAACGGATTATGACCACACGATTTATGAAATTGAAGGAAATGTTACAGATCTTGCAGATGTTTCTAACTCCGAACTGTTAGACAAAAAAATTGTTCGAAGAAAGACAGAAGCAGCATTAATTCTAGATAAAGATATGACTATCGAAGATGAATTAGTAGAATACTTAAGTTATATCCTCGAACTCAAGGAAAATCAAGTTAAGGAGGTTTTAGGTATATATCATGATTACGCTAGGGACATTGCAATGGGATAATTGTTTCAGCTACGGAGTAGGAAACACATTAAATCTAAATGATAGCACACTAACACAACTTGTCGGTACAAACGGCATGGGTAAGTCTAGTATACCTTTAATACTTGAGGAAGTTTTATTTAACAAAAACTCAAAGGGTATCAAGAAGGCAGACATACAGAACAGGTATTTCAACAGAGGTTATAATATTTCATTAGACTTCACAGTAGAAAAACGACAGTATAGATTAGAAGTTCGTAGAAGTAGAGGTGTAATAAAGGTTAGGTTATATGACGGAAAAAAAGACATTTCAAGTCATACAGCAACAAACACTTATAAGACAGTAGAGGGTATTTTAGGAGTAGATTTTAAAACTTTTTCACAGTTAGTATATCAAAACACAAACGCAAGTTTACAATTTTTGACTGCTACAGACGCAAATAGAAAGAAGTTTCTTATAGAGTTATTCTCACTAGATGAGTACTTAACTTACCATGAGATATTCAAAAGCGGTGCAAGAAAGCTGAACGGAGAGTTTATCAAAATAAATGCAAAGACCGAATCAATACAAAGTTGGCTTGATAATAATGTTTTGGATGACACTACCATACTTCCTATGAAAAATGTTTCAATCGAGACAAGTGATGATGAGAAAGTTTTACGTCAACTATTGATAGATTTTGAAAATAAAAATTTGACAAATAAAAAAATTAATGAGAACCGTCTGAAAAAAGACTTATTTAAACAAATCAAAATAAGCGAATTCACAGGTATCATAAAACCTGATACTACAAGGTGGGATGACTTAGATAGAAAGATTGGTGAGTATGACGCCCAGATTAGACAAGAGTCTAACCTAATCGACTCAATTAGTGGAATTGGTGCATTTTGTCCTACTTGCTCACAGGAGATAAATTTTTCTTATGTTGAGGAACTTGTAAGAGCAGCGGATAAGAAAATACGCAAACTCACCACAACAAGAGAAAGTACGAAAGAAACTATTGCTCAAATTAGAACGACAGTAGAAAATTTCC